ACGCGGTTCCTCCGCTATTATTTACTGCCTGAACGCCAATTCCAGAAGAGTTCCCTGACCATCCTTGCATTGCGGTTCCTGATCCAGTTGTATAGAAGATAGACCCAGCCCCATTGCCAGATTGGTTAACATATAATCCGACTCGCGTGTTATTGAGCAACGCAATAATACCGTTATAATCTGCTGTCCCAGTGTTAGCGAATAGTGTTCCATTGAATCCACCAGATGTAATCCCGCCGGTCGCATAAACATACCCGCCAGTGTTCACATTCCCAGCAAAAGTAGCCGCCCCCGTACTCCCATCAATCGAAAACGTCGTGTTGTTGCTGGCATCCTTGCCGTAAATCCCGCCCGCGCCGATGAACACCCCCGCATAGCCGCTGCCCGAGCGGAACAACTGCGAGCTGGTAATGGTGATGGCCGTGCCGCTGTTGCTCAAAATCGTGCTCGTGAAATCACCCGGATAAGCCGCGCCCATCGCCGCGCCGCTCACCACCGTGGAAACCGCCGTGCTGCCGAGCAGCGCCGCTCCATCCACCGACAGGTTACTGCCATCCCAGATCAGGTTTTTGCTCCCTGTCGGGCCGAGGCGAAAGGTGCCGTTTCCGTAGAGCGCGACGCCGGTGGAGGCGTAGAGGAACGGGCTGGTGTCGCCCGCGTCCAGGTCGATGTAGGCGTTGCCGCTCAATGACGCCACCTTGCCGGTGCGGATGGTGCCGCCTCGGATCTGGGTGATGCTGGGGTCGATGGTGCCGGTGGCCTGGCCGGTCACGTCGCGGTGCCAGTCGGCGAAGGTGACCTCGCCGACCATGCCGATCTTGTCGGACTGGATCAGCACCGTGTCCTTGGTGAGCGCGATCATGCTGGTGATGCGGTCGCTCGGCACCTGCAGCTTGACCGCTTTTTCGAGATCGGTCAGGCGGCGGGCAAAGTCGGCAATGACGGCGGCGGAGGAAACCGAATCGAACGGCGACGGCGCGGTGGGCCGGGTGGCGGGCGATTCGCTTCTGGGGGCGGACTGGTAGCCGATGAAATGCTGGGTCATAGCGCGTTCCATTCGATCAGCGGCACCAGCGGAGAACGCTCGAAGCGCTTATCTTCGAGGGCGACATAGGTGCAGCACGAGGCCGAGGCATACTGCCCCTTTTTAAATTTGATGGTGGCGTCGATGGTGGCGGTGAATTGCCCCGGCGCGGTTTCCCTGAAAGCGGAGAGCGGGAACAGCAGGGTTTCGGTGCCTGCCCCGGGAGCGGGAAAATAATAGAATTTCCTGCCGTCGGCGGAAATCGGCGCGGTTTCCTCTTCGCCGCGCTGGCAGCCGGCGAGGCTGAACACGCCGCCGCTCTGCTCGACTCGGCCCCACTGGATGATTTCGTAATTAGTGCCGTCGGTGAGGTAGCCGAGGCGGAATTCGGCAGCGCGCATATCCACCCAGGCTGCCTCGACCCAGTTGACGGTGACGCCGGGCGTGGGCGCGACATCGAACGGCTCGTCGAAATAGACCGTGGTGGCGTCGCTGCTGACCGCCTTGCGCCACTGGCTCGAGCCGAACTGCATCCACACCATGCCGTAGATGTTGCGGTTGTCGGGCAGCGGGTTTTGCGCGGTGGTGACGACTAGCGCCGAGGCGGTCGATCCGGCCAGTGCGGTGACCGTGCCGGTGCCGATCACCTCGCTGCCTGCTATGGTAAGGCTGGCCCCGGTTCCGCCGGCGCTGATGTCCAGCGCGTTGAGGTGATCGGTGATGGCGTAGAACACGGCCACGCCGTCGGGCAGCGCGCCGGTTCCAGGCGCATAGCCTGTGGTCAGGCTGACCTTGACCACGTCGCCATTGGCGTCGATCTCGGTGGAGATTTTCGGGGCGATAGGGGATGGTAGCCCGAGCGCAGAGATCACCCCTGCCGGACCATGCACGGCGACGGTGCCGGTGAGCCATGACGAGCTGCTATCGACGATATTCATGGCCTTGACGCGCACGTCGTAGGAGCCTTGCGGCGCGTCTGGGAAATCGTAGACGGTGGCCGTGGTGGTGAACGACGACCACAGGTTTGCGGCCGCCGGAGAGACCTGCACGATATATTCGCGCAGGCGGCCGTCGGGAGATGCCGTCCATCGCGCCTGCACGCGGCTGCGGTAGCCGCCGGCATCGTGGTAGACGGTCTCGGTCAATGTCAGCGCCGTGGGCGGATAAACCAGGAATGGGCTGGTAAGCGCCGTGTTCGGCGCATAATCGACTATGGTGGCGTTGCCGTAGTTCCAGTCGTAGACGCCACTGGCCTCTTCCTGCAGCATCAGATCGACGCCGCCGTCCGGCGTCAAATCCCATTGGGTGACGACGAAAATCTTGCCCAGCCCGCCGTTGAGGGCGTCCCATCCGAGCAGGGAGATTTTAAGATAGAGGGTGTCGCCGACGAGGAACTTCAGTCCGGCCAGCTTGGCCGGGAACTTGACGGTGATGCCTTGGCGCGATTTTTCCAGCCCGATCTTGGCGATGCGCTGGGCGCGGATGCCGTCCTTGGTAAAGGGAAGGCTGATGTCCCTGTAGATGGCATCTCCGTCGGCGGCGGCATAAGTCGCATTGGCGACGAGCGGGAAATCTGACGGCTGCCACTGGTTCTGCGGGTCGGTATAGGTTCCGCGCACGGCGTTGTAGAGGTCGCGCCGGGAGGGGGCTTGCGCTACATTGATCGGGCCGCGCAGGTCGGATTCTGTCAGCGTGCCGATGGGGTTGCGGAACGCGCCGGACAGCACGCGCCATTTTCCCTGCGCATAATTGATGATCCCAGCCCCGGCCGGCTTCATGCCTTCCAGAATCTCTTTCGGCTTCTGGCTCAGGTCTATGGTGCCGTCGCAGGTGTAGCGCTTCTGCGTACCCCCTGTTCCGTTGATCGGAACGTCGTAGTCGGCGTCGTTGGCTGAGGCGATCACCGTGACGTCGTCGATCTCCGCGGCGGTGCAGCCGAGCCCGTAGCTGCTGGACAGGTAATCGCGCACGCACAGCGCCCAGTTGGCGGACCATGCCGCCGGGTTGGCCGGGTAGCGCGGGTCGTAGACTTTCTTGCCTTTGACCAGCGCCTTGACGTTGGGGATTCCGCTCGGCCATACGTCGGCATTCCAGCGCAGGCGGACGACGATGTAGGCAATACCGCAAAGCTGGTGGGCGGCTGTCCAGTAATCCGGGAAGGCGGCCAGCAGCATGGGGCTGGCCGCCTGCGTGTCGGTGCCGAGATGCTTTTCGATAGTGAAATAGGGCGTGCCGTCCACGGTGAATCTGGCATCCGTGCTCGGCAGCTCGTTGAAGTAAATATCGTTGATGCTGTCCACCTCGTGGCCGGCCAGGGCCAGCACCAGGTAGAGGTAGTCGTTATTGCCGCCAAGGGTGGTTGCCGGCGGCTGGTAGGTAAGCGAAGTGGCCGCGCCGGCGGAATAATCCGCCACCAGCGCTGCGGTGGTTTCGACGACCAGCCCGCTGACGCCGAAGCCCTCTTCCGGGCTGGGCGTGAAATACTGCGGGGCGCTGGCAATAGTGTACGTCGTACCGCCCAGGGTGAAAGTCTGGCCGGATGCCAGCCCGTGCGGGTTTTTCTGGTCCCATCCGGCCAGCATGATGCGGGTTTCGCCCAGCGTTGCGGCGGTGGCCAGCGTAAGGGTGACGGCGGCAGGCGGTGCGGAGCCGTCCCGGTTGCTGGTGGCTGGCGGCGCGAGCAGTGTGCCGGCAACCAGAACTTCGCCGTAGATGATGCGGCGCGGCTGGATGGCGGAGCGGACGGTGTGCAGGCGGCCGGACTGGACGCTGCCGAAGTCTGTGGACTCTCCATCTCCGCCCATGGCCTTTCCGAGCACGCTGGCGACGACGAACGATGCGGCGGCTGAAACGGCATAGAAGGCGAACCCGGACGCCGCCGTCAACCCGATAGCACCGGCAACGGCGGAACCGGCTGCGCTGGCTGCGACGGCTACGATAAGCTCGGGCATCAGCCTATCCTCCAGGCCAGCTTGCAGTCCACCGTTTTGATCGCGACCAGGTCTGCGGGGCCGACAAAGAACGATTGTTCGCCGCTGCAAATGCCGAGCGATGCGCGCCCGTCTACTTCGGCCAGAACCACATCGCCGCGATGCGCGAGCAGGACGCTGACCGGATCTCCCAGCGCCCTGGTCGCCGCCGCCTCGAGTCCGTCCTTGCCGATCAGTTTGGCGGCTTGCTTGGCGGTTTTGTACTTGCGGCGGAATTTGGCCATGTGGTCGTGCCCGGTCATGGCCAGCACGCAGTCGGCGGCGAACAGGGTGCAGTCGTGCTCGCCCCAGGCGAACGGCTTGCCGCTGGCGGCCATCATGGCCACGTGCAGGCGGGTTGGCCAGTCGTAATGTCTCATCCCCTGCCCCACAATACTTCATGCTCGACCGCCAGGGCGACGAACTCCAGCCCCTTGTCGCTGGGGAATTGGGCGATTTGGTCTTCGTGGTTGTAGCGCCGCACGCGCGGGCGCTCCAGGTCGATCAGGCGAGATTCGGCGGTGACGGTGACGGCGGCGGTTTCGCCCAGTTCGATGCTCATGGTGTCCATGCGCCCATCGAACGGCAGCAGCGGATCGTTGAGTATGGTGTAGTTTTCGTCGAGGAAGGTCAGCCACACTTTGCAGGCCCGGCCCTGGCAATTTTCACCCAGGGCCATGGCGATCATGCCCGGGTCGATGCCGGACAGCGTCAGCGCGATGCCATAGGCTTCCAGGTTGCCACCTTCCTTGATGGCGTCTATGCTTCCCATGGCGCCGATGCCGATGAAGGTATTGCCGCCGTAAACGAAGTTCTGGCCTGAATTGTTGACGCGGACGTAGCCGCTGTCGAAAGCCAGCTCGACGGCGATCATCAGCGGCACATTTGCGCCGGCGATGGCGGTCTGGACGGCTGAGGTCAGGGCGCGGGTCATTGGAACGACTCCACGCAATCGATCATGAAATCGCTGACATGGCCGGGGCGGGTAAGCCATTTCTGACTGTCGTCGGCCAGGCGCATGATGCAGGTCGGTTTGGTGGTCACGATGGCCGAACCGTTGGACGGCGCGGCGCGCAGCGGCGGCGAGAAGGCCAGCGTGGCGACGCCGCTGCCGTTGCTGGTCGCATCCGCGACCATGATCTTGAGTTCGCCGCCGATGCCGACAAAATCGCCCGCCTTGAGCACGGTGGTGCTGTTCGGCCAGCCGGATGTAACCAGGCTTGCGCCGGTCTGCCCGGCGCCGGATACGATGGGCGTGCCGCCGGCGGTGCCGCGCCGGTTTTCGTAGGCCATGTTCCACATATAGAAGCGCCCGGCCTTGCCGCGCAATTGGGACAGAAACGCCCGCACCAGCGCTGCGTCTGACAGGTTGAGCGATGGGTAAGGCAGCGTGGCTGCCCAGCGCGCGCCGGGCATTTCCAGCGTTTGCTCGCTGCCGTTGAGCGGGCTGGAGAACGACAGCGTGTTCGAGATCAGCCCCCATTCAAGAGTAGATGACGCCTCGCGCGACAAGGCGGGGAAGGTGAGGATGCTCATCGCTTGCCCGCCGCCGTGGCCATAGCGCCGCCGCGCAGCAGGCTCTGCTGGATGGTGGCGATGGTATCTTGCTTGACCGCCTGCATGGCACGGATGATTTTTGCCTCTACGCCGGCGTCTGCGCCGCGGGCGTCGATGGTGTAATTCTGATTGATGACGATGCCGCCGCCTGTGGACGCTCCGTTGGGGATTACCGTGCCAGCCGTTTTGGGCATCAATATTTCAGGCCCTTTTTCGCCCACGACATAAAACTGGCCCGGATTTACCGGCCCGCCCGATGCGCGTCCGCCGCCGAAGAAGTTGCCGAAGAAGTCGCCGATGCCAGACGACTTGACTGCGCCGCTCACCGCATTGCCAAGCGGCTCGGTCACCGTTTTGCGCCAAACGACGCGGGCCAGGTCTTTGCCGAGCGCATTCACTACGTCGCGGAGACCTTCGCCCTTGATGGCGGCATCCTCGAAAGCGCTGGTGAATGTCAGCCCCATGTCGCGGGCGAAGTCGTCTACTTCCTTTGTGGCGTCCTTAACCTCGTTCAATTGCTCGATCTGGACATTGAGATCGAACAAGACGGCCTCGCCCTGGTCCTTGTTGAGGAAGCCTTCGGACATGAGGAATTCGGCTGCCTGGATTTTTCGCACCAGTTCATCGACCGGGCTGACCATGTCGATGAAGCCGCGCGCCGTGTCGCGCGCCGTGTCGCGCCACTTGGCTTGTTCCTTGTTGGCTTCGGCGATTTGATCGCTCAGGCTGTCTGCCGCCCACTGATCGCCTTCCGCCATGGCCTTGCGCTGCTTCAGGGTCAGGTCGGCGAGTTCCTTGGCGTGTTTGGTATCGGTAATTTTGTATTCTGCGGATGGTGGCTTGGTCGATCCGGCTTGTGTTGCCGCTGTCAGTTTTGTTCCGGCTGCCATCATTCTGGCTTCCCATGCATCAAATTCCTGCCGGGCGGATTTGGCGTCTTCCTTCATCATTATTCCGATGGATGAAAACGCGGTGAAATCGCCGTGCGCCAAGGCATTCAATTGAGCTGCCATGCCGCCGATTTCAACTCCAATGCCTTTCAAAACGAAAGCCACGTTGCCGCCAAAAACGACAGTGGCTCTCAGCGTCTCCGCCAGAATATTGAATGAGGGCACAGATTGCGCCGCTTTGTCCCCGGTCTTGCCGAATTCGGCGGCCATATCATTCAGCACAGGCAACAGATTATTTGCCATGACGATACCGACGGAACCGGCTTGCGCTTTAAAAACTGCCAGGCGATCGTTAAAAATGTCCGCCTGCTTGGCCATTTCGGCGGTGATCGGGTTAAGCTTTTTCCCTTGCTCCAGCATCTCGCGCAAACCGTCCGCGCCTTCCGACAACAACGGCGTGAGGGTGGCCATTTTCTGGCCCAGCACGTCGGCGACGATGACGCCCTGTTTGTCTGCGCCAAACTTTTCCAGCGCACCGGCCAGCGCAATAAATTGCTGCTCTGGCGATTGCGCTTTGAGGGTTTTCAGGTTGAGGCCGAGGGCGGCGATTTTGTCGGCGGCCTCCTTGCTACCGTTGCTGGCGTCGAGCACCACGCCGGAGAATTTCAGCATGCCCTTGGCGACAGTTTCCAGCTCGGTGCCGGATTGTTTGGCGGCGAGTTGCAGCCCTGCGAGGGTTTCGACCGATGCGCCGGTGGTCTTGGACAGGTCGTTGAGGCTATCCGCCATATCGATGGAGGATTTGATAAAACCCACAAAGGCACTGGCAGACAGCGCGACACCCAGCCCGGCCGCCGCACCTTTCAGAGAGTTGATCGATCCTTGCACGGATTTGAAAGCGCCGGCGGTGCGGTCGTCGGCGCGGAGGATGATTCTTGTTTCGTTCATGGAGGCCATCAGTCGGCCGCCTTGCGCTGGCTGTCGCGGATGGTTTCGAGCAGGACTATCATGATTTCCACGTCGTTCACCCCGTACATTTCACAAATGACCGGTAGTCCGTTCCAGTCGATTTCTCCGCCCATCAGGTTCCAGATGCGGATGGCGGTGGCGCTTTCCGGGTCCGGTTCGCCTGGCCGGAGTGCTTCTGTAAGTTTCTGCGCTTCCAGCCAGGCAATCAGTTTTTTGCGGCGGCCTCGCGGCGGGCGGCATGGCCGGCGTAGCCTTCACGGATGGCGCCGGCCAGTTCTTCCCAGTCATCCGGGCGGTCGAGCATCCATTCCACGAACAGGTCGGCATCGAAGCTCGCCGGCTCCGGGCCTCCGGCGGGGATCAGGTCGATTTCTTTCAGATCCCAGCCGACCACGAAGCGGCGTAATAATTCTCTGATCGTCACGCCGCCATTCCCGGCCATCTCCGCCATGTCCATGTCGGTTGGGCGGCGCACAGTGTAGACATGGCCACTGACGGTGACTTGCGTTTCTCGCGCCTTGCGAATTTTTTCTATCATGGCGTTGCTCATGCTGCGGATACCGTCATGTTTCCTTCGGTCGAGAGCGCTGCCTGTGTCGTCGTGACGCCTTGTTTGCTGCCACCAGGAGCGCCGTTGTAGCCAACCGATCCGTACCATGCAACGTAAGCGCCGCTGGGCCACGTGATGCGAAATGCCTTCGATGCGCGCACGTCAAAAGCTGCCCGCATGGCGGCTTGACCTGCGTTGGCTGGGTCCCATTGAATCGTCAGGGCATAGGACATGGCGGTAACGCCGATGGCGGTCTGCTTGTCGCGCGTATCGTGTACCGTGGTCGTGTCTTCGAATTTGATGTCGCCGCCGCTGGGGCTGTATTCCTGTACGCCGGTGATGGACGTGCCGAAGGTGAGTTTTTTTGCCGTGCCGGAACTAAAAGTGGAAAAACCTGTGGTGTCCAGCCCGGTTACGCCGTCTGGACCCACCAACTGGAATGTGTCCGTAGCGATGCTCATTACCTCGTACACGCACTTGTTGATTTCCACCATCCCCTCGATTTCGAGCAGGATAAAATCGCCGTTTGAATAACCATGCGCAGCGGATGTAAATATGCCTGGCGCAGCCTTGGTAACGGCAGATATTGTTTTTGCGGCGGCGATGGCTGACTGCATGGCCATGATCAGCCCTGAGTTGGTGTGGATCGTCATGACGGTGGTCTCCTATAAAGCGGTTTGCGGCGCATTGCTCGCCGTGTAATAAGCAATCTGATATTCCATACTGGCCACGCCGACCGGCTTTTCCAGCACCCCGTCCATTTCCACACGGATGCCGGCCATCTCGACGCTCTTGGTCAGCGTGGAAAGCACCCCAGCCGCGCCCAGCACCGTTTCGACTTCGGCCAGCATGGTGTCGAGCGTGTCGTCCAGGTTGGCCGAGGCCTTGGCGACGCAGCGCACTCTAATGGTTAGATGGCGCTCCTGAGTGGACGGAACTTCTACGCTGATGGGAACGACATCCTCATCGTCGGTGTTGATCAGCAGGCACGGCAGCTTGCTATCGTCAATCGGATAAATCCGGCTTTGGTAGACGCGCGCGCCGGAAGTGGTGAGCCCGGTTAAGAGCGTGGCTACCGCTTCGCGGATTTGCTGGCGGACGTGGCTCATTTAGCCAGCCTCAGCGTAGCCATCCCGCTGCCGTCAAGTTCAGGGTCTGAACGCACGGTCCAGGTCGTGGCGCCGATGATCAACGTCGATCCTTCGGTAACACTGGCTACCGCCGCTGCCGCACACCGGAAGGTCGGCTCCTCGCCGGAAACCAAACCGCCGAAGGCGGTGCCGAAACCGCTGCCGAATAGGCCGGGGACCGCAACGCCGCCGATGGTTGCCGCGGCATAGCCCGGCATGTCAGGGTCGAAGATGGCGGCGAGGTCGGTGGCATCCCAGTTCATGGCTTACTCGAAAAGCGCGTCCAGCGCCGCATTTTTGGCGGCAAGGTTGGCCTCGATTTCGGCCTTGGCTTCGGCGGTTTCGGCCTTGACAAGGTCGGCTTCGAGACTGGCAATCTCGGCGTAAAGCGCGTCGATTTCTGCCTGCTTCTTCTCGGCGGCGGCTTTTTCTTCGGCTTCTTTCCTGGCTTTTTCCTCGGACTGGGCTTTGGCTTTTTTGGATGCGATTTTTTTGGCTTCAGACTCGTCGACCATGACGTCGGCCATGGCCTTCGGCAGATCGCCTTCGTAGCCGATTACCTCGCCGGCCTTGAATTCGACCGGGTTGACGATTTCGTAGCGGTCCTTGCCCAGGGACTTTAGGTTGTGCCGGCGCCGGCGTGCCTGTTCCTTATTCAGCACCAGCACGCCGGTGTGGATGCGTGCCGGTGCCGAAGTGACGGTATATTTCATGGCCGCAGCTCCGCTTAGATCAGGGTGTTAAGCACGGCGCCCTGCCAACGGCCGTAGCCGACGTTGCGCCAAGTGTCGATGCCGACCTGGATGGCGTCGTTGTCGAAGGCGAATTCGCTGTTTTCGTCCTTGACTTTGATCACCGGCGCGGTCTCTTCCTGGCGGATCAGCGGCTTGATGCTGCCGTCGGTACGGAAGGTGACGAACTCGTCGGTCCAGCTCGCAGCGGTCAGACGCGGGTTGACGGAAAGCGTGACGCTGTATCCGTCGATCTCGAACACGCCGGGGCCATTGACGTTGGTGGTCGAAAGCGCAGCCTGGGCGGCGGGCCATAGGCCGACCGGCACCATGACGTGGAATGCCCTTGCATCCTCGTTGATCGGTTCACCCACGTCGTCCTTGAAGGTGAAGAACTGCGTTATCGATGCGATCATGCTCTGCAGCATTTCTTCTTTCGAAGGCGCCGTAACGATGCCATGAGTCTGGCATGGCAGCACGGAAATATCGGTCTGGATATCGTTGTCGAGCGTACCGCTGCTGCCTTCGCTGTGATCCGTGTCGAAGAAAAACTGTCCGTCATAGCAGACGGTGGACGGTCCGTTGACGATCAGCGTCGAGAGCAGGCTGGCGAAGTGGGTCTGCCCGCGTTGGGCGAACTCGGCCAGGCGGGCCTGGAGTTGGCCGGTTTTGTCGCGGCGCAAATCCTTCAAGGCAATTTCCAGCGTCGCCTCGAAGTGCTTGTTGGCGATGTCGATGCTGTTGGCCGAGAAGCCCTTGGCCTGGCGCCCGCCGATCCACTCGCGCAGCGCTGGCGGCATGCCAATCCACGGATATTTCTCCGAATCCTGGTCGGAGCCGAAATAATTGGACACTTTGTCAATCCAGGCGATGCCGTTGGCGGCGGCCAGTGCCTCGTAATACATGCCGATAACGGCACGCGAGGAGAGAATGCTTTGATCCATGATGAGTTCCTTTCGTGGTTATCGGGGGTTAATTGCCGGTCACCCAAGTGCCGCGCAGCTCTGCAGCGATTGGGCCGTTCGTGTCGCCGGTGACCAGC